AATTATGGAAGGGAGATATGAACCGGCACCAGATGCAACAGCTTTTCCAAATGACAGCGCCGACCGTTACGAAGGTATGCTTGTGGTACGTAGTGAGTTACGAAGTATGTGCAGTCATCATCATCAACCAGTTAGTGGAGTTGCCTACATCGGTATCATTGCCGCTAATAAACTTATTGGTCTCAGCAAGTATACCAGAATAGCACAGTGGTGCGCTCGTCGAGGAACACTACAAGAAGAACTCTGCAATGACATAGCACGTGAAATTAGCAAAGCTACTGAATCTGATAATGTAGCAGTGTACATCCAGGCTGTACACGGATGCTGTGAGAATCGCGGCATCATGGCGCATAGTTCATTAACGCAGACTACAGTACTTAAAGGGTCGTTTAAAGACGATCCCCATACAAAGAAAGAGTTCTTTGATAACATTAAACTGCAACAAGAGTTTGCACCACGCTAAGGAATATTATGAATTGGTTAAAATTAAAATTCCGCAACTGGGTATTAAGTGCCCATGATGAATGTGAACGTGACGTACTCGTTAGTAATTCTAAAAGAGGTATATCTGTATCAACAAAAGATATGAATAGTGATCCAACTCTAAACTTTAAGGTATACTCGGCAGTAGGTGGCAAGGTGGTAGAATTTTCACGCTATGATAGACGGTCTGATCGAAATGACCATACTACCTATATCATTACTAATGAACAAGACTTCGGCGAGCGGATTGCAAAGATTGCAACTATGGAGAATTTAAAAGCATGAGCAAAATTAAAATTGCAGAACTGTTCTACAGCATTCAAGGAGAAGGACGCTACATGGGTGTCCCGTCTGTGTTTCTACGCACATTTGGTTGTAACTTTAAATGTGCAGGCTTTGGCATGCCACGTGGTGAAATGAGCCACGAAGCCACAGACATTGCGGCTACACATACAATGATCGAGTCTTTTCAGAAGTACGAAGACTTGCCGTTAGTAAGCACAGGTTGTGACAGCTATGCCAGTTGGCATCCAGACTTTAAAGATTTGTCGCCGTTACTTACCAGCAAAGCTATTACAGATCGCATTATGGAAATTATTCCGCACAACGAGTGGAAAGACGAACATCTAGTTATTACAGGTGGAGAACCTTTGTTGGGTTGGCAACGTGCTTATCCAGAGTTGTTAGATCATCCTAAGATGGCTGGTTTAAAAGAAATTACATTTGAAACAAACGGTACTCAAACGCTAACAGAAGAGTTTAAAGAATATCTAGTAAAATGGCAGATCACCAATCATCAATTGAATAGAGAAGTCACATTCTCCGTAAGTGCTAAACTACCAGCAAGTGGTGAGAAGTGGGAAGAAGCCATTTGTCCAGAAGTAGTGTGTGAATACGAACAAGTGGGCACTGCATATTTGAAATTTGTAGTGGCAACAGAACAAGATATTGCAGATGCAGAACATGCTGTAGAAGAATTTAGAACAGCAGGATTTAAAGGGCATGTATACTTGATGCCAGTGGGTGGTGTTGAAAGTGTTTATACACTCAACGCAAAGAATGTAGCACTAGCAGCTATGAAGCGTGGCTGGCGTTATAGTGATAGATTGCAAGTGCCGTTATTTAAAAATGAGTGGGGTACTTAATATGACGCTGTGGCAAAAAGTTAAAGACTTCTGGATTAGAAGTTATACTAGTGATCGTAAGGCATTCTATTACGAAACGGCAGCGAGTGCTGCCGTGTTTGTATCGATGACTTGGATTTCAGTTACCGCCCAACATCCGCCCATGCATCTTATATACCCAATAAGTTTTACAGGTGCTGTATTAAGTATTTTAGCATTTACAAGACGCGGTGCAGGTTGGCCGCTGGTTATGACTAGTTATTTTGCTTGCCTCCATGTGTTTGGATTTGGAAGAGCCATGGGATGGTATTAAGGATATTATATGATAAAGAATTTTTTCAAACGTATTACTGGAATTACAGCAATCGAAGAAGCAACTGCTAAAGCTATAGCTGTTTCTGAAGCAGCCCAATTAGAAGCAAGTGAAAAAGCGGCTGCGGCAATTAAGGCAGCAGAGGAAGCAATGTATAGTCCAAAAGAACGTGCAACTGCCAAAGGCGAACCCTGGGTAGCAGTTTTGGACACACACGTCAATAAAGAAAATGTACGTAATGGCTTTTTTGAGCTTGACTGGAACGACCTGTTTGTGTTACAATTAAAACAAGCCGGATATGGTTACGATGGTGACCCGGATGAGGAAATTGTAGATCGTTGGTTTAGAGACCTAGCCAAAAATATGCTAGGAGAAGAAGGACAAGATACTACAAGAGGTGCAGGTTACATTAACGTGGTTCCGATCACAAAAGATAAATCAGAGGTTTCATGACATATATTATAGTCGACACTGCTAATACATTTTTTCGTGCTCGTCACGTAGTGCAGGGCAATGCTGATATCAAACTAGGTATGGCATTCCACATTACCTTTAACAGTATTAAAAAAGCATGGCAAGATTTTGACGGCAGTCATGTAGTATTCTGCTTAGAAGGTCGGTCGTGGCGTAAGGACTTTTACAAGCCTTATAAAGCAAACAGACAAGAAACTCGTAGTGCTATGACTGTTAAAGAACAAGAAGAAGATAAGTTGTTCTGGGAAGCATTTGATGAGTTTAAAAACTTCATCACTGAAAAGACTAACTGTACAGTATTGCAACATAAACAACTAGAAGCAGATGATTTGATTGCCGGATTCATTCAGATGCATCCAGAAGCAAAACATGTTATTATCAGCACAGATGGCGATTTTGCACAATTGGTAAGTTCTACCGTTAGTCAATATAACGGTGTAGGTGATTTACATATTACACACGAAGGCATCTTTGACGCTAAGGGCAAACCTGTTAAAGATAAAAAGACCGGTGAAGCAAAGCCCGCACAAGATCCAGAATGGATGCTATTTGAAAAATGTATGCGTGGCGATACTAGCGACAATGTCTTTTCGGCCTATCCCGGAGTTCGTACTAAGGGTACTAAGAATAAAGTTGGTTTACAAGAAGCATTTGAAGATCGTAAAAGCCGCGGATATGCGTGGAACAATCTCATGTTACAACGTTGGTCTGACCATAACGGACAAGAACATCGTGTGCTAGAAGATTATCAACGTAATGTACAGCTCTGCGATTTAACTGCACAACCTGCAGACATTCGTAATTTTATTACTGAAACTATTGAAACTAATGCGGTACCTAAAACTGTTGACCAAGTTGGTATTCGTATGTTAAAATTTTGTAACACATGGGACATGAAAAAGATTGCCGATAACATTCAGCAATATGCAGTTCCATTTCAGGCGAGGTATGTAAAATGAATTTAAAAGCAAAACCCATTGTTGATGGAAAATTTTGGATTGTAGAGGAAGATGGTGAGAAGGTTGCTATCTTACATAAAAAAGAAAATAACAAGTTTATGTTAAGCTCTAAAGAAGGTGAGGTTTACTTTAATAAAAAAGATGATTTAACTAAACGATTTGGCAAGGACTTTTTTCTAGTTAGCGATAAGGTAAAAATTACACACGAAGAAGTGCGTGACGTGTATGAGTATCCGACTAGTTGTAGGCCATATAATCCCCTGTTTAATGTACAACGTAAGTTACCATTGTTTACCAAGAGCCAGGCCAGCAAGAGTCTGTATTGTGCTGGATATTATACAATTAAGTTTGACAAAGGCTGGGTTAAATCATTCTGTCCCAAGTTAATTACAGTTGAGCGGTATCCAACTAAAGGTCCGTTTAAAAGTGAACTTGAAATGAAACAGGTACTATCGAATGCCAAGTCCGATTAATACTGCGCCTATTCAACAGTTTATACAACAGGTAAAGGCTGCTGATATTACTCAGCAACGAGAAATTAAGTTAGACATTAAAACTGCCAAAGCACTTGCGTATTGTTTAGGTGAAGTTAGTGCTAAATTGCTTGAAGATTACGATACAATATTCAGACGATTAGAATCAAGCTCCGGCGGAGCAGTCACAGTACAGATGGACGGGGGCGGGTTTTCCTCCAATTGAATGATAAATATATGCGTACATAATATAGGACGCATACTTCATGTCAAGACCCAAACCCACTGTTCTGTTAGAATACATTAATAAAAAGAACTATAAAAGCGAGCAAGTTCTTAGCGCAGAGGCTATCTGGGCAGTATTCTATAAACAAGAACCGTTTAATTTAAAATCAGCAAGTAGCATTACTAGCTATCCTGGACCTAAGTACAAGAAGGTCTCGTTTAGTAATCCCGGTCATGCGCACAATCTTGCAAAGAAACTCAATCAAATGTTTAACTGTAATGACTTTGAAGTAGTCAAGTTAACCAGCGGCGAAATTATCAAATGATTTCAAAAGAGACTTACACCAAAATATTCCTGCAACAAAAGGAAAAAAGTATAGATAGTGCCAATGTCAAGCATCATATGTACAAATGGTGGCAAAGTCACCGATCAAAAGAAATTGGCGGACTACGATTAAGTGACGAGGGTTTTGAATTTCTAACTGACGAATTGGGTTTGAAAAGTTATGAGATTCCATTTACTGAGCCAATTGAACTAAGTCCCCAAACTATCATATTTTTTGATAGATCGATGGATGGTCCGTATTTTCTCACAAACCAAAGTATTACTGTATTTTCCGAAAAGAAGTCTTTTGAGCTGTACATGTTTTCGGACGACATTCGAAAATACGGACTTGTTAAGGCAATGAACGCCCAAAACAAAGATAGCCAAACGGACGAAAACTCCTAAAAAGAAGTTGACAGTGGCGGTGTTACGCTGTATAATAGCTACATAGACAGTAAGATAACAACGCTTTTTAACCCAGGAGTATATATGAGCGAGATCCTTTCACGTACCGTTGGCCCTAAGGCTGCTAAAAAATCCCTTCGCCGTGCTTTTAAAGCCAATCGTCCGCTGTTCCTTTGGGGACCTCCTGGAATTGGTAAAAGCGATATCGTAAAACAAATGGGCGTTGAG